GGCCAGAGCTGTCCGCTCAGCGTTCGCCCAATCCTTGGTGGTGCTCGGTAGCGCCTCCAGGAGCATCGCGACGCCGCTATCCTCGTCGATGCCGGCGGCATCCATGACGCCACCCAATGTCCGCGCCTGCTTCAACAGGATGTCGTGTTTGGCACCCTCTGGCGCCGCCCGCACATTGCCCAGGAGGGTGGCAATGAACCCATGATACCGCTTCTCTAACTGGTCGAAAACTTGTTGAACCGGTTTTGACGTTGGCCTTTGTGGCTTCGTCTGCTTCACAACCAACGGCAACAGCCACTCTGGCCAGGGTGCTATCTCGGCTTCGGAAATGGCGGTGTAGCCACCACAGGGTGGCACGCAGACGTAGCCGCCTTCGCCACGCACATCGATGCCGGGTGCGATCTTGCCGTCCTGTTGGTTTCGCACCCCCTCGACGTGCCAGAATATCCAGTGCCTACCGCCGCTTGGCGTTCCGTGGACGCGGCTTTCCGGCAGTCTGTCGGCGTCCTCCCATTGGTCTGAACCGTTGCGCGGGTCGAGGTCGAGCACATCGAAGCCGCTTCTCTTGCCGGTTGGCACGCCGATCAGTTTGGCTTGCGGGTTGGAAAACATCCGCTGGATCGTGGCCGGATCGTTCGAGGCGACTTTGCCCCATTTCTTGACCAGGGGTTTGTCCTTGGCCGCGAGCGGGAACACTGGCCAGCCGTGCAAAGCGGCAATCGCTAAAGCGGCTTCGGTAATGGATGGCGTCCGCGTCATGGGTGACACGGTTGCGATAGCGACGAGCGTATCAGGCATAGCCGGCCCTCATGTTGGGCGGCCTGGTGGTGCTTGCGCGACGCGGATCGAATATGCTTAGACACGTCGGCGCAGCCACCACCAGGGCAGCCATTTTGTAGAAGGGCCACCCTTGCCGCCAAGCATTGGGGTGGCCTTTCGCAATTCCGGCCTACGAAATGCCGTCGTGACCGCGCAAGCGTCCTCTAAAGCGGCGAGACGCAGCGAGAGCGTTTCCAGAACGCGCCACATGTCGGACAACTCTTCCAGCACAATTACGCACGGTCGCTCGGGCTCTGGCGGGTGGCTGATGTAGCTCACGATGGCGCGCCCGCCATGTTGCCGGGTTGGGTGCCGGTGATCTGGTGTCCGCCGGTTTGCGGCGACGGCGTGAACTCATCCATGCCGGGTGAGCTGGACGGGCTGTAGCCCCAGCTCTCGCGGCATTCGTTTTTCGAAATGACGCCGTGCGACAGCAGCACGTTATCAGCGGCGACGCGGGTTGCCGGATCGGCTCTTTGCAGTCCACTCATATCGAGTGCCAGAGCGAACGTGCTGCCCGTGGTGGCGCTGAAGACGGCGGCGTTGAATGCCGCCTCGAAACGGCGCACCCAGCTCGTCAATGTCGTGGTGCCGAACAGCGTCATTGCTTGCGATGCCGCGCGATCACTGACGTTGGTCCAGTCACCAATCAGCACGGGCGGCACGCCGAAAATTCTCGCGATCTCGGTCGTGCTCCATTGCCGGCTCTCTAAAATTTGCGCCTCACCGGAGGTGAGGCCACCCATGGCGATGAAATCGACGCCGTCTTCCAAAATCAAAACCTTGCCGGCCTGAACGGCACCGCTGATCGCGTCCACGTTGTGCTGGAAGCGAGTGGTTTGATCGCGGGTTAGCTTCGCGCCGAACTTGAACGCGCCAGACGGCCGCACCGACCTCTGGAACATGCTTGTCGCGGCCACGTCGGCGGACACGGCATGGGTAACGGCGGCGGCAGCGCGACGCAGACGAGATACGCCCAGATATGGAACGTCGCCGCGATCGCGGAGGTGGATCACTTCGCTGGAAAGATAGCGTGCTGTCGGTTGACCGTGAAAATTGACGTCATAGATGGGCTTTCCGCCGGGTAGCAGGCCCATGGACACGGCCGGCCACGGATATGGCGTTATCGATACGAGCCGGCCGGACATGTCGTGATCCAGCGTCGCGAAGCCGTTGCCCTCCAGCAACGTGGAGGCGATCATATACTCGATCAGTTCAGGACCGGTTTGCCAGTCATTCGGCGAGGCGAGGACGCGGTTGACCGGGTGGGTGGTGTTTTCGGTGCGGCGGCCGTCAGGCGTCACAGCGTAGACGATTGCCGGCAACGCGCCGACGTTCGAGCTGATAAAATTCACGGCGCTCAACACGGCGGACACCGATTGCGCGCCAGAGGCGCCATGGAGGTATGGCACTGGGTATGTGGTGCTCGGCCACACACCGGGCGCCAGTCGGGTCTCAGGCGCGCCACGACGGCGCCAGCGGTCTAGCCAGCCCATGGCGGCGCCTCCAACAGGCGCAGGCGGCGTAGATAGGCGCCCGTGGCGCGGTCGCGGTGTCTGACGGCAACGCTCGTGTCCGGGTAGGCGGGTTCACCACCAGTGATGATGCTGATCTCACGCAGATCGGCGGCGTGGAGGACGCGCGTCCGTGGATCTGGCCAGCGTTCCTCTGTCGCAATGAAACCGATCGAGCAGCCCGACAAGTCGCCCCGCCGCGCCAGTTCCAGCAAGTCGTCGCCCAGGCCGGTGCGAGGCAGATCGATCGCGAATGTGAGCCCGCTGTTTGTCTCGATCAGTTGAAGGGTTTGGCTCTTTGTCCTGCCCAATAACTGATCGGTTCGGTGATCGGCGAGCGCGCGAATGTCATTTGTCTTCATGCTGGCGGCGAAACATCCAGGCATGACGGTTTCGCGAAACATGCCGGCAATATCGGCGGCTTTGTTGTATGGCACGGCCGTCCCGACGAGCTGGCGTCCCGTTGCCCGCACTTCGGGCATAAGTCTGTGCTCTATGTCCATTTGCGATATCTCTTCCCCACGGGCTTTCCCATGCGTGGCGGCGGGTGCTGGATCGGCAGGCCCATGGCGTCGAGGTGTCGGCGTCTCGCTTTCGCCGACGTGGGATCGGGTTTGTGCGGATAAACCGGTGTCACGCTCGCAATGACGCCGTCGCCCCAACGCTCGATCAGCGCGGCCTTGCATGCCTCCGCCTGTCCCTCGGTGTTGAAGTCTTTTTGATCGGGCTTTGGTCTGATCTCCCGGTCGAACGGCCGGAAACCCTCGATCACCATCCAGTGGCAGCGCCAGCCGATCGGGCGAAATTCGATCAGGTCATCCTGCCATAAGGTAAACGCACTCATGTCGTCACCATGTCGATGACGGCCGCGAAGGCGAGTGGTTGCAATATCAGGACGTCTGCCGTTGCCATCGCGCGGATCATGACGCCGCCACGCTCGAAGGCGGGAGACGTGTAGGGTGACACCAAAATATCCAATTCGGACCAGAAACAAAGTGCGAGCTGGCTCCAGTCCCCGTAGATCAAAGCACTCAGCCCAGTTCCCGTGCCTTTCGTGAGATCGCTCGGAATGAGCTGGGTCGAGACCAACGGATAACCCGCCAAGCTGGTTCCGGTCTCCATGAGAAAACTCGATGCTGTATCAGTGGTTGTTTTCAAAGTCTTCCGCATTTTGGCCACGGCTTTCGCATTCGTCGCGAAACCGAGTGAACCGGCCAGGGCATTTGATTGATCCACAGACGCAATCAAATCGATCGTCCTATTCCAATCAGGAGGCGCGCCATCGGTTCCAAGCGGGACGATCGTGATGCCGGAACCGCTTGCCAATAAGCCCCTCGGCTCAGCGGCCGTCGTGCCGCCGACAAGCGCCGCGCGATCAACGCCACGGGCGATACGCGCGGCTAATCTTTCCTCCACGAAACGGGATACATCAGGGCTGCTCTGTTGGGTGACCTGTCGAGATAGTTCCAGATACGTTCCGATATGTTTCGGCGTGGCTTCGTCCGTATCCACGGACATGTCGGTTTCCGTCAACGCCGTGTTATCCAGCACCCAACCTACAACGGGTTCCACCGTCTCTTTTGGTAGAGCCAGATTGCCTACGAGGCCGCTGAGGACCATTGCGACAAGCGAACAAATGATAAGCCGCACTTGCAACATCCCTCTGATGCTTGGACTGCCGGTCGTTACGACCAGCGCGCTTCCTGGTCCTGTCAGC